TTCCTATTTTAGAAGTGCCTAGCTTCTTATCAATTTCGTCCAGAATAACTCCAAAGGCTGCGCCGATCTTCGCGCCCCAACCGTCTTTTTTTGAGGCCGCGGACGAGGCCTTGGTCAGAAGTTCGGTCATCCAGTCAATCATTGGCACTAATAATAGATCTAAAATACCTCTGATAAAACTGGCAATACCCGCGCTTATTCCTCTACCAAATGCCTTTAAACCTTCTAAAAATTTGTTAATTGACTTATTATTACCCAGATTCAGACCTTTGCTCAGGTTTTTGAAAAGGTTGCTAAAAGCGTCTTTGCTCTTTTTAGGATCTCCGAGATCCTTAAAAAACGTTTTGAATCCGCTCTTAAGGGTTTCTGTGAATTTTTTAAAGTTTTTGGGCTTGAGCAGGTCAGAAATACTTTGCAACATGTCCTTGACGCCTGGAAAAGTTTCTACAAAAGCTTTGCCCACCGAAATGCCGGCATTGCGCATGGCTCTCAAGCCTTTATCAATATTCAGCAGGGCATTTTGCGTCTGACCAGCGTGCATAAAACCCTTGCGAAAGCCCTGAAAAAATCTATCCATGAATCCGCCGCTGCCTTTGAGGGCATGCACGAGTTTTGCAATTCCCTTAGATAGATCTCCCAATATTTGCTTTTGAGTCTTCTGTTGCTTTTGAGCGCCCTTTGCTCTTTTCTCTATGTCGCTATAACTTAAGCCCTGCTGCTCCAAAGCAAAAGCGGCATCCAAGCTCTTGCCTTCTAAGCCAGTCAACTGCGACAAGTATTGGCGCTGCTGATACGTAAAGCTCTTGAGATCTTTGCCGGTGGCAAAGAAAGACTTGCGCAGCATATCAATTTTTTCAGCTGGATTCTGTGCTGCCATTAATTTCATAGCATCGACATTCATGCCGAAAGCTTGAGACATGCGTGCTGCGGATTCGGCAGTTTCGCTAAAACCGGCAAATTTGCCCATAACGCCAGCCATGTCTTTGATTTCTAGCCCCAACTTTCTGGCATATACCGTAATAGGGGCAAAAGAACGAGGGCCTAAGTGACCAAAATTTGTGACGTCTTTAGAAAGATCCTTCATGCCCTTTGACACATCTTTTACGCCTAGGCCAAATTCTTCAGCTGAAGATAGGGCGGCCGATCCAAAATCAGTCATGTAAGTTTCTAGATCTTTACCCTGATTTTTTGCAATTGATGCGAGCTCGCCAAATTCGTCTTTGGTCATGCCAAGACCGCGCTGGAATATGATTGATTTGGCGCCCATCTGCTGGAAATCACCCTGTAGCCGATGAAACTGATCGCCCATGGCTGCAGCCAGTTCGTTTATGTCCTCCAGCATTTTTGCCATGCCCTCAGGTCCATAGCCAAAAATACTTGATACACTTAATCCAGTACCAGCAAATCCTGCCACAGCTGACGTTGCATTTCGAAAAGTTTTTATGACAGCTTGTCCGGGTCCAGAAGCTAGATCTCCAAATGTCTTCCTGACTTTTTCGTATGCCTCGGCCAAAGGAACGCCTCTATTGGCTGCTTCCTCCACGAAACTATTAAACATCTTAAAAGGAAAAGCAAATACAGAAATAGCAGCTTTTGCCAAAGAACCAGCAAAGCCAAAGACCGTCTTTGTCAAACTTCCAAAAAGCCCAACAGTGCCACCTAGAACTGACTTCATAGTATCGAAGCCTTTGGCCCACAAAGAAGACTTTTCTGCAGCTTCTCCTAAAGCATCAGCCAATTCTTCGGCTGCATCTTTTTGATCTTCAAGGCTCTCTTCAGCATCTTTAGCAGCTTCAGACATATTGCGCTGACTTTGCGTAAAGGTCGTCGTACTGCGCTGCAAAGATTGCATAGTCGTAGTCATAGCAGAAGCCTGACCCTGGATCAGCTTGAGCTGCTTTTCCAACAGATTATTAGTATCGCCAACTACTTTTTGTAGCTGCAATTGCATTTGAAGTTGTCTGGATACGTCTTCAGCCATGCAACTAAATATCCGCTTGGCAAACTTGTTTTAATTATGTAAAACGTCTCAGCTTTGCTGGAACTTGTGCCCTATGCCGACCCATCATTTGTCGAGCACTGGGATCGTTGCTTTCCATACTACGACTTTGTCCGTTGGAATTTTTAATTTCCTCAACAGCTCTATTTAAAAACCACTGTCGCTGCCAAACAGGCAATGAATATGCTTCTGTATACGAAAACCCCATATAATACATCAAAGAAAATATAGGCTCTAAGTATATGTTTTTATTTTCAGGAGTCAGGCCAAAAAAAGCTAGCCCCAATGGGCAAATCAACCTCCGCTGTTTCCATACAGTTGCTACACTCCATCCAAGATTTCATTTCAATACCTGGTTCGTTATCGTCCATGTACTTTCTCAGCATTCGACTATCTCTAGCCGGCATATTTCTAACAAAAGTGGAAATTTTATTTTTATCAGTAATGCCGTTAATAGAAACAATGCATTGAGCCAAACGACCGGTAACGTTATTGTCAATGTCACCGCTCAGCTTCTTTTTCTTTCTTCTATCAGCGGCAATCGACATGTCTCGCTCATCTTTGCCTGTCAGAAATCTAAACACAACTTTCTTTTTAGAAACCGGCAGCTCAAATTCAAAAGCATTTTCGCCTGGTACTACTGGTTCAATACTAAGTCTTTTAATTGGAAGTTCAGAAAGATTAAATTCTTGTTCACTGCTTTCTCCGCAATCTGGACAAGAAACTTCTGCCTTATAAGCAGCACCATAACCGGTGATCCTGACTGCAGTCATTAACGCATTTCTATCGCCCGATATCAAATTATCAACATCAATGCTTCTGTCGACAATGCAGGATTTAAGAAGCTCTGTAATAACAGTTCCCTTTTTAATCAAGGCTCTAGAGGTAAGAATGTCTTCCTCTTTGGCCGTCATGGCCTTGATATCGATGGTTTCACGATTGTAAGATGCGCTGTCAACAGGATAGATTTTGCCCTGTGATGGCAAAGGAACCGACTCCACAGGGATGTCCATGCCAAAATCGTCTTGCATGACGTTGCGCGTAGCAAATCCTTGCATCTGTGCTTGCTGTGTTGTAAAAACTGAATTTCCGTCTCTGGTATCCGACATACTATCTCCTGTCAATGGATATACGTATCTACAACGTATTGTTTGATTTTAGCGACAGTATGTAAAAAATAAAATGGGGACGGCGAACCGTCCCCAAAAAGCATAACATGCACTTTTGGTTAGCGGCTTTGATCGGCAGCGTGTTCCTTTCGATGGCATTCCACGCACAGCACAACGCCTGAGACTTGCTCGTTTTGGTGGTAATCTGCCACCCACTCAGCAATTTCTGTCTTCCTTTCAAAATTTTCGCCTGGGTCGCCCATTACAGCGACAGCTTCCTGCAAAATTTCCGCAAAGCGCTTCTGATCATGGTGCACGGTCAGGTCCGACGTCGATTGGCAATTGCGGCACGTGAAGCCGGCTTCTTTAAGTTTGGGATAGGTCCAGACTTTGTAAATGTGCGATCTGCATATTGCTGACAGCCTGGATGTTCCTCCTTTCCACTGAGAGTGGTTCTTTCCTGACAATATCTGTAAATTGCCATCTTTCCATTGCTGTTTCATGTTTTTAGATCTTCTTTTTCTTTCACCTCTTGAAAGATAAGCTTTTTCTACAATTAAAGCATACGAAGGATCATTTTCTTTAGTCTTGCCTTTATTCCATGGCACCTTGGACCACAAGCCTTCCTCACGGCGTTTTCGGAGGCTGTTGGCTTGAGCCTTGGGATTGTGACCCCAATTATTCTTTACTCGGGCTTGGTGGCCTGGAACGTAATCGACATAGCCCACAGTCAAGCCCCTGAATCTTGTTTCAGATCCACAGCCACACTTACACAGCGGCCTCTGGCCATTCAGCACAATTTTTAGGTACAGATCTTCACTGGACATGCCGTGTTTTTTGGCAGCGTGAATCCTCATTGAATTAAGCTTAGAATTTTGATAATCGCACTGTGGGCACGTAAACATAAAAAAACCTCCGCAATTGCTTACGGAGGTAATTATAGCATAACATGCACTTTTGATTAATGCGTTTTTTTCAATATTGTAAAACGCAGTTGTCGTATTGAATTGTCAGAGAAATTTCTGCCGGATCATTGGCATCATAAGCCAGCGAACCGAAGTCTGCTGCAGTCAGGAAAGCGCCCTTGATGTCCCAGAGCTCCACGACGGTACCGATGGGATCGAGCATCTTGAGCTGAATGTCACGCTTGTAGAAGTCGGCGTAGCCTGCACGGCCGGAGACCGACTCGAAGTGAGTGCGCACCCATTCCATCACCTGCTGTGCTCCAGACGGCGCGATGGGATCGTGCAAGGTCACAGACATATCACTAAACGTAGATTTGCCAGCGATGTATCTCTTGTGGTTAATGAAAGGAATTTCCACTGACTCGATGGAAATATTGGGTCGAGCGGCGGTCTTGATGATGAAAGCATCGATGCCCTCGATAGCCAGCACCCAGCGAAATTGCCGCTTGGGTTCAAATTTATTCGGTAGCATGTCCGATACTGCGAGAGTTTCTGCCATTTTTTAATTCTCCTAAGTGTGCATAATTATGCGGTTGTTAAAGCTAAATATTGTTGCTGACCACGAAGTCAAGCGAGACGAACTCCACCGAACGGGTGGGCTGCAGGAAGATGCGACC